CCATATGACTTAACCGCAAAAACAAGTTCTCCATCATTTACTAAAAACTTTCTGCAGAACCATCCTCACCCTTTGGTAAAACAAATAGCTCGTGCTAGGGAAATAAATAAATCTCATACCACTTTTATTGATACCATATTAAAGCACCAACATAAAGGTAGAATACATGCAGAAATAAATCAGATTAGATCAGATAGTGGTGGTACTGTAACTGGTAGATTTAGTTACAACAATCCAAACTTACAGCAGATTCCTGCACGTAACAAGGAACTCGGACCACGGATCAGAAGTTTATTTATACCAGAAGAGGGTTGTACCTGGGGTTGCTTTGACTACTCACAGCAAGAGCCACGTCTGGTTACACATTACGCAGCCCTCGATGGACTCTATGGTGTTGATGAAGTATTAAATTCATACAATGATGGTGAAGCAGACTTTCATCAAATTGTATCTGACATGGCCAACATACCAAGATCACAAGCTAAAACAATTAACCTTGGTTTGTTTTATGGTATGGGTAAAAATAAATTACAGGCAGAGCTAGGTGTATCAAAAGAAGATGCTGAAGATCTGTTTAGAAATTATCATGACAAAGTACCATTTGTAAAAATGTTAATGGAAAGTGTAATGCGTAGAGCACAAGACAAAGGTAGAGTTAGAACTTTACTAGGTCGTAGATGTAGATTTAATTTGTGGGAGCCTAATCAGTTTGGGATACACAAAGCATTATCTCACGAAGATGCGCTCGCGGAACATGGACCAGGGATCAAACGGGCGTTTACTTACAAAGCATTAAACAAATTAATACAAGGATCAGCAGCTGACATGACAAAAAAAGCCATGGTTGATTTATACAAGGAAGGTATCATACCACATATACAAGTGCATGATGAACTTGATATATCAGTAAATAATAATGCGGATAAAATAAAAGAAATTATGGAATCTGCAGTAGATCTAGAAGTACCAAACAAAGTAGACTATGAATCTGGTCCTAATTGGGGAGAGATAGTTGGATAAAATTGTTTCTAAAACTGATGAAGTATATATTGTAAAAAACTTTTTATCAGAAAAAGAATGCAATAAATATTTTAAAAAAATACGTGATATAGGTTACGTAAGTTATTCTTTACCTTGGTCAGAAAGAGTTGTTGATATAACTACAGATCCTGTGGTTAAAAAAGTTACTAAATATATAAACAAAAGATTTGATTTAAATTTAAATATTGATCAAGCCGAAATACAAAACCATCATGTAAATTCAGAAGCAGGATTACACGCACATAATCATGGTGGTAGAGAGCACATCAAATATAATAGTTTAATTTATCTTAACGATAATTTTGACGGTGGACAATTTATAACAAAAAATGGCATAAGTATAAAACCAGAAAAAGGAATGTTAACTTTTTTTAATGGTCAAACTGTTTATCATGGAGTAAAAAAAGTATTAAATAAAGATAGAAAAACTATTATTTTTTGGTGGAAAGGTTAAAATAAATGGTTAATTTATTTGGTAATATATGTGCAGATAATTTTTTTGATAATCCTTATCAAATAATAGATATATCTAAAAAAGTTAAACTTAAAAAAACAAAATACATATCTGGATATAGAAGTGAAAATATATCTGACATAAATAAAAATTTATTTGATTATATAAACAGAAAAATAATTAATTTTATTTATCCTGGAGCAAAAGGAATGGATTTTAGAGCATCTACTTATTTTCAAAAAAGTGATGCAGATGAAAATGATGGTTGGGTTCATGCAGACCCAACTATGATTACGGCAGTCATTTATTTAACACCTGGAGGAACATCAGGAACATCTATCTTTGATGCTAAAGAAGAATTTAATTTACCACGACAACCAAACAAACTAGAATATTTTGAAAACAAAGAAAAATATACAGAAAAAGAAAAAAAATTAATTTACAATAATAAATTAATTAACAACAGTCACTATATTAAAACTATAAATTATGAAGGAAAATTTAATAGAATGATAGCATTCAATTCAAAAGCATATCATGCTGCAGAAGTCTGCGACAAAGAAAGATTAATTATTATTTCTTTTATAGAGTATATAAATGTAAATGTGTATCCAGTAACTTTTAATGGACTATTAAATGAATAATGATAATAATGATTAATTATGGCTTACTTAAACGCAAACATACCAGTGACTTATGCACAGATAAGAAGAGAATATTTATATGATTTACAAAAACATCATGGAGAAGTTGAAGACTGTATCATCTTCGGTCTTAGCGCTATCACAGGTCGTTCGATCTTGTTTCATGCCATTATGGAAAATGGTGCAATCTTTTATAGACTACCTATCTCAGCTTTTATTCAACGTGGATTTGAAGTTAAGGACGTTCCTAAACGTAGACTTGATGAGCTTCAGCTCTGGAATTGTTTTAGCTATTATCCTTCTGTTCATTCTTTCGATATCTTAGACGGACAAGCCGGTAAGTATATAGGAAAAGACAAAAAATGGCACGCAGGAAAATATTTATTTACTGTTGACTTTGCACATCCTGAGTCTAATATACTTGACACTGATCATTCAGAAATTCCGCACGAGCATAAGTGCGCACACATAATTGCATTAGACGATGGTAATTATGCAGCACAGCCAAACAATCGATGTATATGGGACATACCTTCTTTCACGGTGAAAGATAATATTCCTGATTGGAAAGTGCAGACTTCTGAGTGGAACGTAGAAGATAGTAGAGCATGGCGGACAGAAGATACCGACAAGTTCTTCTATGAAATAGAGGAGAAAAAAAATGATTAAAAAACTTTGGAAAAAAATTAAAACTTGGTTTTTTGGAATAAAAGAATAATGATTGGGGGTTGTTATGGACTACAGGTTCACAGCAATACTTATAATTTTATTATGTTTATTAGCGGTTTTTGTAAGGCCACCACAGCCGTTGCAAGTTGATCCAAAAGATTATATAATTCCGCCACCGAAACCAAAAATAAATGAGTAATAAACCTTTAAACATATCTGAATCAGCAGCTGTACAGATGCCGATGAAGACGGTTGCCTCTCTAATTTTACTCGTCGCAGCCGGCGTGTTCGCATACACCGAGCTTACGGCGAGATTAGTATCGTTGGAGACATCACGTGAGTTGTTTGAAAATGATTTGTTAAAAAAATCTGAACAGGTCCCAACCGATCAGGAGCAACATTTTTTAATCGAGGATCTTTATAAGACTGTAGAGAAAATGGAAAAGACTCAAGAAATGAACATGACAAACAAAGTTAATATAGAATTTTTAAATACACAGTTAGAAAAAGCATTAGCTGATATTGAAGAATTAAAGGATAAAGTTAGAGAAAATAAAAACGGAAACGGAGCTCATTAATGACAGAGATGGTAGTAGCTTTACTTATGATTATTAACGGAGAGATTAAGGAGGCACGTATCCAGACTTCAATGTCTGAATGTCTTAAAGGATCTCGTGTAGCTAAACGTCAGCTAAAATCAGATAGCAATGTTAAGTACCAGTGCATAAAATCTATGGCAGAATTAGAGTCAAATATTGATGGATCTTTATCTATAAAGAAGTTAATATTAGATTAATGAAGATTACAGCAGAGATAGTTAATGGTAAATGTCCAACGTGTGATGAGTTTACTATGTTAGTTGGACTTACAAAACAATTATATCGATGCATGAATTGCGGATCTGATTTAGAACAACACATAAATGGTAAAATAAGTTATTTACCACACATAACTAGACCTGAACACATGGATGTTTTTGTAAAAGAGTGGTCTGAAAATGGCTAGACAAAAATTTGTACACTACGTACCAAGACCAAAACCTCGTAAACGTCCGGGCAGACATACAAAAAACTTAAATAAATCAAAGAAAAGATCGTATAAAAAATACAACCGACAAGGTCGTTGAGTGAATCCTTTTGAAATAAATAATACAGATATAATTAAAAATAAATACCACTATCAAATAGATGATTTTTATAAATATCCTGAAGAAGTAGAAAACTTTTTTAAAAAGTTTCCACCATTTATACATAAATGGAATGTTCCTAACTCTCTAAACACAATTGATTTTTTAGATTGCAGACATAATATTTTAGACGATCAAAATTTTATTAAAACTGAAAAAATTTTATATGAATTATTTAATAGAGATTACTCAAAAGCTAATAAATTAATTACTACTAACTATATTAAATTTTATAATTTAAAAGATGAATATAAAAAAAATTTTTGGTCTCCACATGTTGAAGATTATTGTCTTTATAACTGCATAATTTATTTTAATAAATCAACCTGTGATGGAACTAATTTGTATGAAAAATTATCAGATAATGAGGGTTCTTCAGAACACGCAAATCCTTGGCAAAATAAAAATAAATACAATATATTGTGTAATATAAAATCTGCATACAATAGGTTGGTGGTATTTAAAGCTAACATTTATCATGGTATGGCTTATGATAATCATAAATTTAAAAATGATTTTAGAAAAAATCAAATTATATTTATTAATTGACAAATACTTTTAAATGACTATCCTACAGGTATGAAAGTAGATAAAATATTACATCAAACAATAGAAAGAAAATATGTTTTTGTTACTGGTAAATTTGATGACATACCTAATGATTATTTTATTTCAAAAATAGAAGAGGGTATTACAGCAGAAAATAATTTAAATTACAAAACTAATTTAAATAGTTCAATGACTAGTTATGATTATTTTATTCACGATCAAGAGATGTTAAAATTATTACTTCCTATTTTTGACTTAATAGAAAAAAATAATTTACATGACGGAGTAGGTTTTTATTTAGAAAGTGCGTGGGGTTTTAAGATGTGTTTTGGTGATTATACAGTTAAACACTCGCATTTAAAATCTATTCTTGCAGGAACAATTGGGTTAAATAAACACGAACAAACTTTATATTTTCCTCAAATAAATCAAGAAGTAAAATCTGAACTAGGAAGCTTTTCTTTGTTTTCTGGTTTTTTAGATCATTACAACAACCGACACTTAGGTGAATCTGTAAGATATGGCTTAAGTTTTAACATAGTGCCAAAATAAAATGAAAGAAAAAACTATAACAATAAAAACAAACGAAATATCTCAACGACAATATTCAACATTGTTGTTGGAATTAAATATAATGAAAAAACAATGGAGATCTTATGGTGTAGATATACAACTGTCAGCTCCTAGTTTAAAAAAGATAATAGCTTTGGGTACAACTAATGGATCTGATACTACTAAACGACGGACTGTATAATCTAGTATTTGTTACGAAAGAGATGATGGAGGGTGTTGAGATACTCTCCAACATCAACTGTTTTGATCTCTGTGACATACTACGTTTACATTTGACCACGTATCAAGAACCATGGAACGTACACGTAATGAAGGATAAAAGTGGAATTTTTTTTGGGTGTATTTGTAACTAGTCTTTTAATCTCACCCGCAATTATTTTATTGTGGATGTGGGATCAAGAAACACCTACCCTAAAGAGGGAAAAATAAGGGTAGGTAATGGTGAGAAGATCTTTGGCCTTACCATTATTTTGCCACAATGTCAAATAGTGGGTTTCTCTGGTGTACAATAAAATTTAACATACATATTATATTGATTAACATCAGTTCTACCTATTTCCTTCATTTTTTTTAAAGATTCTTCATAGCCAAACATAAGACAATCGTATTGTGTGTTAAATTTTTCTGGCCATTGGTATGGCTCTAAACAAGTACTAGCAACCTGCGAACAAATTAACAAACTTAATAATATTTTCATTGACAATCCTATAATATCACCTATATATGGGTTATTAAAATGAAAGGAAACAAGTTATGACTGATATGTCAAAGTATAAAAATGTTTCTCTAACAAAAGAAACATACGCTACATTGGATAAACTATCAAAGGTATTATTGCCCGATGCAAAGTTATCTATAGCAAAGACGATTGAATCAATAGCAAATGAGAAAGCGAAGAAACTAAATGGCAAAATTAAAAAAAGCTAAAGTTACAGTAACTATTTGCCCGACGTGTAAGGGTAATGGATATCTAAAAGTTGCAACAGAAGGTAAAGACCAAATTCATCAATGTTGGGACTGTGATTCGGAGGGTGAGTTCTATGAAACAACTGATATGGGTTGGATTGATGATGGTACTTCTGACAGCCTGCACTAGTAGGTTTGATGGGTTTGACCCAACAACTGCAACTGTAAGATGGATTATAACACAGGATAAAAAATGATTCCTGATACAGATAAAGCTTACATTGCCGGACTCTTCGATGGTGAAGGTAGTATCTATTTTGCTAAACGACCTGAGAAGAAAAAGAAACACAACGGTAAAGGTTATAGAACTTCTATCTCACAACGTATTAGTATGGAGATAACTATGACTGATAAATCTGTAATACATTGGGTCCACGAAACATTAGGATGTGGTACAGTTGTAAAGAAACCAAGAAAAGGTTTGCGTAAAGATGGTACAAAATACTTGATGCAGTGGAAATGGCGATGTACATTCAGAGATGCATATTATGTGTGTTGTTTGATCTGGCCTTGGTCACACACTAAACTAGAGAAGGTACAGAAGATCATAGAACATTACACACAAAGAGCGTTAAAAGATAATGTAATAAGTTTAGAAGAATATAGAGAGGTGAAAAAAAATGTTAGATAAATTTGTATACCAAGGTTTACATTTTATTATGAAATGGGCAGGCACGCTTAATGCATGGGCATGGCGTGAACACGTTAAGATTATAAGATCTAAACAAGAGAAAGAAAACGAAGAATATTTAAAGGAGTTAAAAAAGAAATTATGATAAAAGATAAACAAATACCCGTGCAAGTATTTAACTGGGGACCATGTGTTATTAAATTTAAAATAGAAGAAGAGTTTAGAAAATTATTGCTAGATGAAAGTAAAAATAATACTGAAGATTACAGAGATAAGTTAGCAGGAATCCTGGACCGCGAAACAGGGTATAATGATAAATCTAAAATAAAAATATTACCTATCCTATCTCAATATTTAGGTGTGTACGATCAAATGTACGAAAAATATATTGGTAAACCTTATGATAAAAAACCTGAGTATGCATTGTCTGCACTATGGATAAATCATCAAAGACCAAATGATTTTAACCCACCACACGACCACGATGGTAAGTTATCTTTTGTAATATATTTACAAATACCACACGAACTTAAAACAGAACAAATAGCTTACAAAGGCAAAAGCTGTGGACCTGGTGGTATACAATTTTTATATGGAGAGGGACACAGGGAATGCATAACTTACATGTCTCATTTTCCAGAAGAAGGAGATATGTATATATTTCCTGCATGGCTTAAACATTGGGTAGCACCTTATAAATCTAATTGTACTAGAATTAGTGTTAGTGGTAACTTTCATGATACTGCACCTTTAAATAACATAGAAAAATTTGCACCTAAATACATGGATAAAAAAAATGTCTAGGTTTTATTATTGGGGTCCGTTGTTATTTCATACTAAACTAAAAGATGATGATTTAGAAAAAGTAGAAAAACTTTGTAATAAAAATGAAGATTTAAACCACAGATCTGAATTAGCAGGTCATATTCAAGGAGAGTATAAAATAGATTCGAAATCTTTAGAAACAATTTTAGAAGAATATTTTGATGACTTTAGAGGTACTTATCAACACTGGTATAATTCTTATAATGATTTTTACATAAACAGTGCGTGGGTAAACTACATGAAAAAAGCTGAGTATAATCCTGTTCACACCCATAATAATTGTGATTTATCTGCTGTATTATATTTATCTATACCTGATGAGATTAAGAAAGAAAATGAAGCTTTTGAAGGTAATGGTAATGATAATTCAGGACCTGGAGAAATAAATTTTATTGTAGGTAGTCGTACTCCTGGTTTCATTAATCATAAAAATTTTATGCCAGAGACAGGCGACATGTTTATCTTTCCTGCTGATCTAATGCATTCAGTAGCTCCTTTTAAATCAGATGTTGAAAGAGTATCTATTGCTTTTAATATGAGATATAAAATATGATGGACGACAAAGACATAGAAGATTATCACAATATCGGGATGCCGATTAAGTTTAAGGAGAAGTATACCTACGTGAGCGGTACACAGATCGAGGACCAAGGAACACGGATCTATGATGTAAATGGTTCTAGACTTCCGTCTGTAACTACGATATTAGGGGCCACCAAAAATCAACAATTCATAAAAGAATGGAAGGCTAAAGTTGGAGAACAAGAGGCAGAACGAATCAAGAATCTATCTAGTAGGAGGGGGACATCCATGCACAAATTCCTGGAGTCCTATATTACAGGCGTTGGTTACGATGATCTTACAGAACTCGGACAGGCGGCGAAGCCCATGGCCAAAAAAGTTATTGAAATCGGTCTTGCTCCAGTTGAAGAGTATTACGGCTCAGAAGTCACGTTGTATTATCCTGGGTTATACGCTGGGTCTACTGACTTGGTTTGTAATCACAATGGTATGGAAACTATTGTAGACTTTAAACAGTCTAACAGACCGAAGAAGAAAGAATGGATTGAAGACTATTACTTACAAATTTCAGCGTACGCCATGGCTCATGATTATGTGCACGGGTCATCGATACGTCAGGGTGTAATCATGATGTGTACACCAGATTTATATTATCAAGAATTTCGGATCACGGACCATGAATTAAGACAATACAAACATAAGTTTCTTAAACGACTGGACATGTATCATGAAATAAAAAACGATGAGAAAGAACAAGCTAACGTAAACTTAAACCCGGAGGACTTTTTTAATGGCGCGTAAGAAGAAAAAAGTGTTGGAAACACACGGTTATTACTTTGATGGTAAACATTTGTTTACTATGTACATAGATAAATGTGGCAAAATTGTGATGAAGAAAGATGTTAAATAAACCATTTATAAAAAAAGGTTTTGTAAATCAAACCATACTTAATTGGGATGATTTTGAAAATTTAAAAAACAACCACCCTAAAGAAGAAGTAGAGTTACTACAATCAAATGGACCTAAGATGAGGTATTATGAAAACTCTGATATAAATATAAATGATTACAGTATTATATTTACTGGTTGTAGAGATTTTAAAAAAGAATTTCACACGTTACATAAGTTTTTTAAATTATTAATACCTAATTTACCTGATATTTGGGATGCACA